AGTTGCTTGCTAAGAAGGCCGCGCTAGATGTGCGCTACTGGAATGCCCAGTACATGCAGAATCCTGTCTCGGAAGAGGGTGCTCTTATCAAGCGGGAGTGGTGGCAAGTGTGGGAGAAGGAAGACCCACCCGTATGCGATTTCACTATTATGAGCTTGGATGCAGCACAGGAAGCCAACAACCGATCGGACTACAACGCTCTAACTACGTGGGGTGTGTTCTTCAACGAAGAGACTAACAACTTCGCTATCATCCTACTTAATTCAATTAAGAAACGTCTAGAGTACCCAGAGCTTAAGAAGTTAGTTCTAGCAGAGTATAAGGAGTGGCAACCGGATGCCTTCATGGTGGAGAAGAAGTCCAACGGCTCGGCGCTGTACCAAGAGTTTAGACGGATGGGTATCCCGGTTGGGGAGTTCACTCCCGGCAAAGGGCAAGACAAGATTGCTCGGGTGAATGCGGTCAGCGACCTGTTTGCGTCTGGGATAGTATGGGCCCCGGACCGCCGATGGGCTAAGGATGTTATTGAGGAATGCAACGACTTTCCTAGTGGCACTAACGACGACTTGGTAGACTCTACTACGCTGGCCCTTTTGAGGTTTCGGCAAGGTGGGTTTTTACGTCTCCCTTCGGATGAGCCGGAGGATGACTTCCTGTACAAGTACCGCAAAAAAGCGGCGTACTATTAAGGATAGATGATGGCTACTAATATGGACAGGGCGCTATATGCTGCTCCTCAAGGACTTGACCAACTAGGGGGCATAGATGATCAAGAGCCCATAGAAATCACAATTACCGACCCAGAGGCGGTAGACATTGAGGGGCCCGGCTTCTCTATGCACATAGAGCCCGTTGACGAAGAAGATGACTTTGACGCCAACCTAGCAGAGAGCATGGACGAGGGTGAACTAGCCCAGTTGGCAGGTGACCTGATTGAAGACTACGACACCGACATTGCCAGTCGCAAAGACTGGGTGCAGACGTACGTGGACGGACTGCAGTTGTTGGGCCTGAAGCTCGAAGAACGGATGGAGCCGTGGCCCGGTGCTTGTGGTGTGTATCACCCGCTGTTGGCAGAGGCCGTGGTTAAGTTCCAAGCCGAGACCATGATGGAGACCTTCCCGGCATCAGGCCCGGTCAAGACCCAGATCATCGGCAAAGAGACCCCCGAGAAGAAAGCTGCGGCTGAGCGCGTTCAGAACGACATGAACTATCAGATGACTGATGTGATGGTCGAGTACCGGCCTGAGCATGAGCGCATGTTGTGGGGCTTGGGGCTAGCGGGCAATGCGTTCAAGAAGGTGTACTTCGACCCGGCGTTGAATCGTCAGGTGTCCATGTACGTGCCAGCGGAGGATGTGGTTGTGCCGTACGGCGCATCTAGCTTAGAGTCTTCGGAGCGGGTTACGCACGTCATGCGTAAAACAAAGAACGAACTACGCCGACTTCAGCATGACGGGTTCTACAGGGATATAGACCTTGGAGACCCTGTTAATGTCATGGATGACATTGAGAAGAAGATTGCTGAGAAGCTAGGCTTTCGTGCTACTCAAGACAACCGGTACAAGTTCTTGGAGATGCAGGTTGACCTCGACCTCAAGGGCTATGAGCACAAGGATGAAGAAGGTGAAGAGACGGGCATAGCGCTGCCGTACATCATCACTATTGAGAAGGGCACTGGCGAGATTCTCTCTATCCGCCGCAACTGGAGACCTGAGGATGACCATCATCAGAAACGCGCTCACTTCGTGCATTACCCGTATATCCCTGGTTTTGGGTTTTATGCTTTCGGTCTTATCCACCTCATTGGTGCTTACTCTAAATCTAGTACTAGTATTCTGCGGCAGCTCGTTGATGCTGGTACTTTGTCTAATCTACCCGGCGGTTTTAAGACTAGAGGACTTCGCACGAAAGGTGATGACACGCCAATCTCACCGGGGGAGTTCCGAGACGTAGATGTACCGAGTGGCACTATCAAGGACAACTTGATGGCGCTCCCATACAAAGAGCCTAGCCAAGTGTTGATGGCCCTGCTGGGGCAGATGATTCAAGAGGGTCGCAGCTTCGCTGGTTCCATGGAGTTGCAGGCGTCGGACATGTCCGCACAGGCTCCCGTGGGTACGACGTTGGCGATTCTTGAGCGTAGCTTGAAGACGATGAGCGCGATTCAGGCACGCATCCACTATGCGATGAAGCAAGAGTTCAAGCTCCTGCGGAATATCATCCGCGACTACACCCCTGATGATTACAGCTATGAGCCCGAGGAAGGTGGGCGGCAGGCTAAGCAGTCTGACTATGACTTGGTGGATGTCATTCCTGTTAGCGACCCCAACGCTACTACCATGGCGCAGAAGGTTGTGCAGTATCAAGCGGCTCTACAGTTAGCTCAGACTGCTCCTCAGTTGTATGACCTCCCTATCCTGCATCGCCAGATGTTGGACGTGCTTGGTATTAAGAACTATCAGAAACTTGTACCGATCGAAGACGACATGAAGCCGCGCGACCCCGTGACGGAGAACATGAACATCCTCAAGGGCAAGCCGGTCAAGGCGTTTTTGTACCAAGACCACAAGGCGCATATCACCGTGCATATGGCGGCAATAAAAGACCCGCACATCCAAGAGTTAGTTGGGCAAGACCCGGCGCTGCAGCAAAGAGTGATGGGGGCTATGTCGGCCCACATTGCAGACCACTTGGGTATGGAGTATCGCAAGCAGCTTGAGCAGACTATGGGTCAGACATTACCGGCCTACGAGGATGATCAAGATGTGGCGATGATGTCTCCAGAGATGGAGGTCAAGGTGTCTCAGATGGCAGCGCAGGCAGGCCAGATGTTGCTCCAGCAGCACCAGCAAGAAGCTCAGCAAGCCAAGAACGCACAAGCAGCGGCTGATCCGCTACTCCAGCTCCAGCAGCAAGAACTGCAGATCAAGCAGGGCGAGTTGCAACGCAAGTCTCAGAAAGACATGGCTGATATGCAGGCCAAGATGGCTCAGATTGATGTTGAGCTCAAGCGCATCGAAGCCCAGCAGGAAACTGAAGGAGCCAAGCTTGCAGTACAGGCTCAGAACAACGAGAAGCAACGTGAGCACCAGCACACATCGGAGGGCTTTAAGGCCAAGGTAGATATGGTGAAACAAAACGCGCAGCTTCAACAGCAACGAGAAATGCAAGCGGCATCGTCCGCGAAGAAAGGTGAATGATGAACGACAGCCGCAAGCTAATTAACGTCATTAACCAACGAATTGACGAAGGCGTCAAACACATCGAAGAGGCTCTAGCAGCAAAGGCCGCGAAGAGTTTTGACGATTATTGTGAGATGTGTGGGATTATCAAAGGTCTGCTCACCGCTCGCTCTTATTTATCAGACCTTACACACCAACTGGAGAAGTTTGACGATGAATGAAGCTTATGACATCAGAGCGGTGGACTTGTCCGCTGTACTGAACACATCAGCAGAAGAGAAAGCAAAACAGTTACCCATGCCTTCGGGCTATCGGATTCTGTGCGCCGTACCTGAAGCTGAAAAAGAGTATGAAGGCGGACTAGGTCTGGTTAAGGCAGATGAGACCATGCGCAATGAAGAGTTGCTCACCACGGTTCTGTTTGTTGTTGATTTAGGCCCTGACTGCTACAAAGACCCCACTCGGTTTCCAACCGGGCCGTGGTGCAAAAAAGGTGATTTTGTCTTGGTCCGGCCCCACGCTGGCACTCGACTTCTCATCCACGACCGTGAATTCCGCATCATCAACGACGATTCTGTCGAAGGCGTTGTAGAAGACCCACGGGGAATCAAACGCAAATAGGAGCGCACATGCCTAAATTTGAAGAAGAGTACAAGTTTCCCGACGAAATTGATATCAAAGCAAGTGACGACCAGAAGCTGGAAATCACTGTTGAAGGTGACGATGACGTAGAAGTCAACATCGTTGATGACACTCCTAAAGAAGACCGGCACGTTGACCCCTTGCCGGAGTCAATCAAAGATGACCTTGAAAAGGCTGACGAATCTGCTGAGTATTCTAAGAATGTAAAGCAAAAATTTACGCAGTACAAAAAAGCTTGGCACGACGAACGTCGGGCTAAAGAGGCGGCTCTCCGAGAGCAGCAAGAGGCTTTGGCGGCTGCGCAACAGATTCTGGATGAGAATCGCCGACTGAGAAATATGGTGCAGAACGGTGAGAAAGAACTCATCTCCACCTATCAAAGCTCGGCTGAAATGGAGCTTGAAAAAGCTTCTCGGAGCTATCGGGAGGCATATGACTCGGGCGATTCCGAGAAATTGCTGGCTGCGCAGCGGGAGTTGACTCGGGCAGAGATGAAGCTGGATAAGACCAAAAATTATCGCCCTACTGTACAACCACAGGAAAATAGTGTACAAACTACCCTGCAACCGCAGGCGGCACCTCAGATGGACCCCAAGGTCGCAAACTGGGTGTCCAAAAACCCTTGGTTTGTGTCCCGTGACAAACTGGCAATGCGCAAGTATGCTGAGGGGGTTCACGAAGAGCTAGAAGTGCGGTATGGTAGAGCATTCGTAGGTACTGATGAATATTTCAGCAGTATTGACAAAGAGGTTCAACGCAGGTTCCCAGAAGAATTTGCAGCTTCTAAAAACGATGGCGGTGATAAGCCCCAGCGTACAAGGCCAAGCACGGTGGTAGCACCAGCTAAACGCAGTACTGCGCCGAAGCAAATCCAACTGACTAAAACTCAGGCAGGGCTGGCTAAAAAACTTGGTATAACTCTTGAGCAATATGCTCGGGAAATTAGTAAATTGGAGGCCTAAAAATGGCTGAGAACAGATTGCAACGCGAGATGACTGCACGGGAAATGGGCGAACGCCCTAAGAAGTGGATGCCAGCAGAGATGCTGCCTGAACCTGACAAACAACCGGGCTATGCGTACAGATGGATTCGGGTTTCTACTTTGAACGACCCCGACCCCCGTAATGTCTCGGGCAAACTCCGAGAAGGCTGGGAACCGGTTGGCGTTGAAGAGCAGCCTAAGTTTCGATTAATGACCGATCCAACTAGTCGATTTAAAGACAACATTGAGATTGGTGGGCTATTGCTCTGCAAGACGCCACACGAGTTTGTCGAGCAACGGGACGCGCATTTCGCAGACCAAGCACGAGCTCAAGTGGAGGCTGTGGACAATACTATGATGCGCCAGAGCGACCCGAGGATGCCGATGTTTAAAGAACGCCGGTCCACGACGAGCTTTGGAAAAGGTGTTTAATTTAATTTGGAGTTTTTATGGCATATCCTGTCGTATCAGCGCCGTACGGTCTGTTGCCGCAGAACCTTATTGGAGGTCAAGTATTTGCTGGTTCTACCCGCATGTACAACATCCAGTACGGTTACGCGACTGACATCTTCTACGGTGATTTCGTTGTTCTATCTCGTGGTAATGTAACCCGCGCCTCGGTTTCTACTGGCACTGGTCTGAACCAGACCGTCGGTATTTTCTTGGGCTGCACTTTCACCAACCCCACGACTAAGCAAAAGTTGTTCTCTCAATATTGGCCCGCAAGCACCACAGCCGGTGACTGCCAAGCTTATGTATTGGATGACCCTGATGCTGTGTTCAAGGCTGTTGTTTGTTCCGCTACTACTGTTGTTGCTTCCGCTGCTATGGCGATGATTGGCACTAACCTGTCAGCTATCAACAATACTGGAAGCACCACCACTGGTAATTCTGCTAACGCAGTTCTGGCTCCAACAGCAACTCCAGTAACAACCACCTTACCTTTGCGTTTGGTTGGCTTGGTACAAGAGTCTGCTATTTCAGTAAGTGCAACTGGCTCTTCATCTTCTACAACTATTACCTTAACTGGTACTGGCTTGCCTAGCGCAATCCCCATTGGAACAGATGTAGCCTACATTGCAGCAAACGGGCAAATCATTCAAACGGGTTCTTTTGTAACCACCGCTGCGGCAGCCGCTGCAACGTCAGTTACGATTAACTCTGCGATTGCCGTGCCGGGTAGTGTTGTAGCTATTCCTAGCGCATCCACTATTGTGTTCACCCAGTATCCTGAAGTCTTGGTTAAGTTGAACCAAGGTCTGCACGGCTACTACTCTGCCACTGGCGCATAAGGAGTAAATCATGGCTATTTCACGCGCACAGCTACTTAAAGAGTTGCTCCCCGGATTGAACGCTTTGTTTGGTCTGGAGTACGCTACCTATCAGGAAGAGCACAAGGAACTCTACGAAACTGAGACCTCCGAGCGTTCTTTTGAAGAGGAAACCAAACTGTCTGGCTTCTCCGCTGCACCAGTCAAAAACGAGGGTTCTGCCATCGCTTATGACAATGCACAAGAGGCATGGACTGCTCGCTACAACCACGAAACCATCGCTTTGGGCTTCTCCCTGACGGAAGAGGCAATCGAAGACAATCTGTATGACAGCTTGTCCGCTCGTTACACCAAGG